CGGAGGTGCTACGTCTGTGTTGATTATTGAATATATCATATAGTATATAATTTAAAACCCCACTATCCCAGCATAAAGCTTTGGAGGATCGGCTTGTGCTTACCTCCTTAGCACCAAATTATTTTAATTGGTTTAAAAATTCATCTACTACGTCCTGGAATCTTTCTGCTATGTTAATTTTTAAGTTAACAGCATCTTGAATTCTACCTTGACGTTTTTCTTCAAACTCGTGTTGAGCTTTACGTTGATCTGCTAACCACTTATCATAAGCCAACTTATACTCATTTGCTAATTCTAAGTTTACTTGATTAACTCTTGCTTGAATCTCACCTCTCTCTTTCTGAACTTTAGCATTTTCAGAGGTAACTGCATTCTTTGTTTTTGATTTAAAGTAATTCACTTTTTGCTCATACCCTCTATGTAGAGTTGCTAACTCTTCATGAATTTCAAGCAATTGCTCAGGTGTGTGGTGAATAGATACTTTCATAGGAGTTTTCTTTCCTACTTCAATTTCCATAAACTCTAAAGTTTTAATGGTAGGAAGTTCTGCTCTTAAACGGTCTAGAGTTCCTCTTTTATGAATGAACTGTCCAATATGTGAAGCATAAGCTTCAGCTTCTAAGTATTCATTATATTCAGCTGCAGTTAATTGATCCCATCCAAATTCTTCACCTACCTCTAAAGGAAGGTTCTCTGAAATGGTTGTAGGACGAATTGGAGCCTCTACATCATATGTAAATCCTTCGTATTTAATTTTATTAATCAATTCATCTTTAGCTTTGATATTCTCCATCAAGAATGCTTGAGTAGCTGAGTATCTTGCTTTTGATTGTAGTAACTGTACTACGTTTTTTGGAATAGGGTTTCCTTGAGTTTCAATATAGGTTTCAACTCCAATAGTTAATTCTTTAGACACATTGTTAATGTTGTCTAATTGAGTAGAAATTTCTTTTGAACGTTGGTTGCACAAGTTTGAGATTGATTGCGCTTGAGACATTGATAACCCTTTTGACGATAACGAATTTTTCATAACTATACGATTTTTATTATTTATTTTTTATTATTTCTATGAATTTTTAATTTCTCTCCAAATTCTCAATTTCTGAGTCATAAGTTAGCTAACAGCTAACCTACATTGGAGTTGAAGGAATTGACCTCATATTGGATAAAATTTAGTGTCCTCGACAGGACTCGAACCTGCAACCTTCACGTTATGAGCGTGCTTCTCCACCAGTTGAGATACGAGGACTAATTTGTAGCGTAGCGTGGACTCGAACCACCCCCCAAGCTTATGAGACTTAGATGCAACCTTTACACTTTAACGCAGTTTATAAGCGGCTCTAGAGGGAATCGAACCCTCGTCTCCTGGGCGACAACCAAGCATCCATACCACTGGACCATAGAGCCAAATTACTTGTCTGTTCCAAGTTGTCAAACCTGTCAAGAGTCGGTTAAGCTTCAGTGGAGCTATGGAGAATCGAACTCCAATTTATGATTTGCAAAACCATCGTAATAGCCGTTATACTATAGCCCCTTATTTATTTTTCTTCCTAATCTCCATCCTTCTGGGATTGTTTCTCCTTTGTATATTTTTTTGTTTGAATATTCATCAGTGATCCAACAAGTTCCGTATTGAGAATTACTACTTCCTTTTCCTGCTCCTTTATGAGATTCTTTCATTTTTTGAATAGTTTCAGGTGTGTGCTTTTTTCCTGTGAAGGTATCGTACTTTACTTTTCCTTCTCTATGCAATCTCTTTACTCCTTCTTGTCTTACTCGGATCATTTTCTCTCTGTACTCTGAGTCTTTCCATCTTTCTTTTAGTAAAGCACTAACTATTTTTTGACCTTTCTCCCAATCCTCTTTTGTAAATCCTCCACTACCTCCTGATTTTAAATTTAAACAGTTTGGATTTTTTAAATCCTGTTCTGTTATTAAATTAATTTCAGCTTGAACTAATTCCTCTCTTGAATTAAATTGCTCCAGTATTTCAAATTTAAAATTGTCTCTACCGTACTTATTTAATTCATAATACAATCTCTTACCACTTCCTAAATACCCGTCATCTATACGGTTAGTTGAATGCATTCCCAAGTAATATCTACCGTTTATAAGATTTGTTGTCTTATAAGTGTAGTGATATTTTTTATTCTCTTTGATGTTAGCCATATCTATCTTTTCTAATAAATAGGCTAACTTTTCAAAAAGTCTACAGTACTGCGTACGGGATTCGAACCCGTGCCTTATCATAGAAAGTGATACGTGTTAACCCCTTCACTAACGCAGCAGTTTTGAGCAACATGCCGGTCTCGAACCGGCCTTATTCCACATTGGAAGTGTGGTGCCATACCTACTAGGCGAATGTTGCAATTTGAGGTTAAGAAATCCTCAGTGTTGTGCACGGGAAAATTCTAATGCAATTCATCTCATTCCTTTCTCAAGGGAACAACACTTTTGAGCTTCCTACCGGCTACGATCCGATAACCTCTTGTTTACAAAACAAGTGCTCTACCAATTGAGCTAAGGAAGCATTTAATTACAGCCGGTTCTCGTATCCGTTCTGCAGGTTAGCCCCTGCTGCTTTACTATAAGCTAACTCTAATATTTTTTGTAGGCGACCAGCACTCCGGTCCTTCTGAGACATGAAGTCTATCCATATCCTGTAATCAGGTCCTACACTTGTACCCAAGGAGGGATTCGAACCCTCAATATCTTGATCCTAAGTCTAGCGTGTCTGCCGTTCCACCACTCGGGCAATTAATTTCTTATACTTAAATATACGAACTATATTTCTAATATCCAAGCTTTTTTTAATTTATTTTTGAGGGCAGTGTTGGAATCGAACCAACCTAACAGAGTTTGCAATCCTGTGCCTAACCAATCGGCCAACTGCCCCTTATAAAATAGTCGCTCTACCATTACAGCTAAATCTTGGTCATCACGATTACGATTGTTGGAATCGAACCAACGTCCTACTATTTTAATTTCTTTCTTATACTTAAATATACGAACTTTATTTTTAATATCCAACTAAAAGAATAAAAATGTTTCCCATTCTTTAGGAATATCTTGAACCTGTCTTAGTAACATTAAATAATGTGGTCGTTTAGGTTCTGGGATATCTTTTCCATATTCTTCTAATGTTAAATCTGCTTTTTCATGATTACATGTTCTGCAAGCTGTAACTAAATTATCCCATGAATCTTTTCCTCCTTTTGATTGAGGAATAACATGATCTAATGTTAGTGTTCTTTGATTTGAACTACCACAGTAAACACATTCATAATTATCTCTCTTATAGACGTTTTCTCTATTTAGAGGTACTTTGTGAATATTTTGTTTAACATAACTAAATACTCTAATGATAGAAGGTTTAAAAATTTCCAATTTTGGATTTACTAAACCAAATGTTTCTGGATGTTCAGCTATTACTTCTGCATTACCTTTGTAAGAAATCACAAATGCTCTTTCTACTGGTATGATACTTCTGGCGATAAAGCTCGAATCCACTACTAGTGCTTTTTGATACTTACTCATGATAACTTGTTTTAAAGGTTTATATTGTGTTTTTCTGTTGTACTTCCAAGTTTTATGTTCTCGGTATTTATGGTTAAACTGACCTTTTCTGTAATAAACACCCTCATCCCAATAAGGTGGGTATTCAAATTTTAATAGGATTAATTTATAATCTTTAGAACAAGTTGCTTTGTTCAATCTTTGCCTGTTAGTGCGTGTACTCATTTTGCTCGAATTTTAGGTTAATAAACCTAATGAGCATCGAATTCTATTTTCATAATTAATTTTATTAAATATTTTAAATCTTCAATTGAATTAATAGTATTATTAAATTTTAAAAATCTATTTTGATTTTGAATTAATTCGATTGTTAACCAATTTTCTACAGACCAATTATTCTGTAAAAAATGAATTTTAAATTCATTAAAAATATAAATTCCTGAATTATAATGTAATTCTTTAAAATTATTTTTTATTAATAATTCTCTAATATCTAGTCTCATAACTTTTTTTATGATTTTTTAAAATCTTAATTTCTTCCGGAGAAACTGTTAAGGGGTAGCCTAACGGAATTTGACCCTTAATCTGTTCTCCTTCTTCTGCGCAGACCGTAGGAATCGAACCTACCCGTAGCAGTTTTGGAGACCGTACCGACACCTTGTCTGTGACCCGCATTTGTAGAGTATCGCTTACTCTACCAAAGTTGATCAGACTTCTTTAATAGCTCTTTTGATATAATCATCTGTCTATCCATGCGATTTTTTTGTACCCCATCCAGGAATCGAACCTAGAACTAATCTTTAGAAGAGATTCGTTATATCCGTTTAACTAATAGGGCAGTTGAGGTCCTAAAAGGGATCGAACCTTTGTTGTATCGTTCGTAGCGATAAGTTTTTCCAATTAAACTATAAGACCAATTTTGGGTGATTCCGGGTTTCGAACCCTGTTCTCTTCATTCACAGTGAAGCACTTTACCAATTAAGCTAGAACCACCATATTGTACCGACTACAAGTTACGCTCTTGTCTGAGAATACTTATGAGATATTCTCGATCCTAGATCAAGTCGGTAGTTGAGGAAAGCATCGTACTCGAAACGAACCCGTTTTATCGAGCGATTGCCTTAGCAGGGCATCCTAACACCTTGTCAGTTTACTTTCCATTTTGTACTCCTAGGAAGAATTGAACTTCCATTTCATCCTTATCAGAGATGTGTGCTAACCATTCTACTATAGGAGCAATTTTTGCTGATCTGACAGGACTCGAACCTGCTATCCTAGGTTTAACAAACCTCCGCTGTATACCACTTAAGCTTCAGATCAATTTTGAGCCACATAACAGGAATCGAACCTGTCTGCTAAATCTTGTCAAATACTCTCATCTTGTCGACCTTTCAGAGGCATATTCTATTTAACCCTTTATGACTTTCCACCTTACGTCTAAGACAGTCCATACATACCTGATTAAAAGATCCAGTCGTCACCGTTGACTATGGACTTGTTTGTGGGTCCTGCAGGAATCGAACCTGCTCCTTTCGCTCTTCAGGCGGACGTACGAACCATCTATACGAAAGACCCATACTCCCTTCGTTGGTACTTGCCGTTTCTTAAGTCGACACTTTCCCCGTGCTTGTTTTATTTAAGTGTACTTCCCTACTGGGAACCTGAAGTCAACACTTTTTGTGTATCTTAAGATACTCTGTCGTGAGAAACGTTGTGGAACCTGGTGGACTCGAACCACTCCCTATAAGGACGAGATTTACAGTCTCGCTGTCGTATCCGAACGACTTTCAGTTTCCAATTTTTGTACCTCGTGATGGTTACGCTCCACCGCCTTTTGAATGTAAATCAAAAACGCTTCTATTACGCCAACGAGGCAATTTTTGTACCCCCACCAAGAATCGAACTTGGATTCCTATATTAAAAGTATAGTACTTTAGCCGTTAAGTTATAGGGGCAATTTGTCTGATAGGCAAGATTCGAACTTGCGTGCTCTGCGGTCCAAGTGCAGCGAGATAAACCGGACTCCTCTACTACCAGAAATTATTGATGGCTTATCGGGATTCGAACCCAAACTAAAACAGTCAAAGTGTTTTGTGCTAACCGTTACACTATAAGCCAATGTTGCGGAGAATATAGGATTCGAACCCATACACCCTTTTAATGATCGACGCATTTCAAGTGCGCTGCCGGTACCCAGAATCTTTCGGCTTAATCCTCCTTAATTTTATCTCAATATGTCAATGAACTCTTATTCTTTATTTCTATACTTAAAGATACGATCTTTATTTCTTTCTAGCAACTTTTTTTTTAATTTATTTCAAAAAAAAAACCCGAATCTTTTTTAATTGATCCGGGTTCTTATTAGAATTTGTATGTTATAATTTTTTATATCATATCCCGGTTTTGGTTGTTTTCGGTTCGTTATTATATGCGCTAAAGCCCATAATCACATCACCACATAATATCTGCGACCACGTATTAAGTGCTCTACTCATTATTGTAGTTAAATCTTGATGTATGTTCTGTATTGTTTTCATTTTATTTGCTTTCTATATATAAATATATGAACTTTTCCATTCCAGTCCAACTATATTTTAATTTTTTTTTCTTTTTATTATTCTATTGTTAGCATTTGCATTATTGCTGGATCTAGGTACTTTGGTATTAATGCTTTATATACTCTTGATCTTTCCTTGCTTGTACCTGTTACGTTTAACTTTTCTACTTGATCTCCGTACTCTCTTACAAACTGTTCTATAATTTTACATATAGTTTGTAGTATGCTGTAAATCCTTCCCTCTCCTGTTAATTCAAACGTATCAAGTTTGTATCCGTATCCTTTATCTAATCCAAAACTTATATCAAAAGTTTTATCTTCTGGCATGTATTCTCCTGAATAGAAAGATACCTTATATTGATTATCCGGTGTTGTAAATGTATAATCTACTGAAAGTATAGTGTCATCATCTTCCATTTCATCATATGTGATATCATGCTCTTTAAATGGAAAGATTTCTTCTTTTAGTAATTCAGCTAATTTAATCATTGTGTTTTTATATATTATAAATATACGAACTTTTATTTTAAAAAACAGTAGTTTAATTTGTAGTCAGGACAGGACTCGAACCTGTTCGATTTCACCGTAGGACGTAACGAGCATGTTACTTTCCGAGTGTTACTACATCCCCTCACCTCTGCGTCTACCCATCCGCCACCTGACTATTTGCAATTATGGTTGATGAGACCTAACGAAGTAATATTGCCCTCCGAGCTCAGTTTCTATATCGGACAAACTGAATTTCAAAATACGCTCTTGCCTCACGCCCAAGAGTATGTCGTCATCTTTATGGTTAGATGAAACTGTCTGAGTAATCAACTCATTGGAATCGGTGAGGGATTCGAACCCTCATCCCGCTTAGAAGCGATGTTACCCTCTGTCGGTATTTATTCCCGATTACACCAACCGATTCTTTTTTACCAACCTTGGTCTTTCAGGGTTTCTGATTGAGTGCAATAAGTGACGCCTTCCTACTGTAAACCCTTGTTCGGAAATTAATACACTCTACCTCTCAATTAACAGCGAGCATTGGTAAATTATTTTACTTTTACAGTATCTACTTTTACTGTGTCAGCTGAAGTTGAATCTACTTTTACTGAATCAACTACTACTGCTGTTGAGTCTATTGTTGATGTTTCTGCTGTGTTTACTTGGTTACAACTTGTAATTGCTAAACCTGCTACTAATGCTAATACTAAAAATTTTGTTTTCATTTTCTATTTGTTAATTAATTTATGTTTAAATATACGAAATTTATTCCGTTTCAGCAACTAATTCATAAGTTTTTTCAAAAATATCTGGTTTGCATGGATAAAATTCTCCTTGTACTCCTTTTATGATAAAGTCACCTGGAATGGCTGTCATAATTCCTTCTAATGTATTGATTTGCCAGTAGCATCCTTTTGGGTTATTTTCTGATGGCTCTAACACAGGAGAAGCATAAACTTTTCCTTCTGACCATTTTTTAATTTCAAACTCAGTTTGTTCTGATATTTGAACTGCTTCAATTACAACTGGTTTCTTTCTATAAAGTGGCATGATTTTCTAATACTTTTGTTACTTCTGTTACTACATGTTCCCATGTTACTGGTCCTGTTTCGTCTGCATAAGGAGCTGGGTCAGGTCTTCCTAATTTAATAAATGCTTCTACTCTTTCAACTGATGAAGCTGATTTATAGTCTGAGTACCATTCTCCTTCTTTAATTATTTCGAAAGTATGCTCATCATATTCTGCTCCAAGAAATAACGGCTTGTATGAAGTATTAGTTCTTGAATATACTTCATCAAAATCTAAATACAATTCTTTACATAATACTTCTCCGTCTTGTAGAATAGTAAATTTATCTCCTTCCAAATAAGGTGTAAAATAGCCTACTCTTTCTGCTTCCCAATTTCCAATTCTAAAGGCTGCATCATCTGCATCTCTAAATTCTTGTCTACAGTCTGGATAAATAGCATGATCTCCACTGTGGATTCCCATTGCAATATCACAAGTCTCTCCTGTACGATTTGCAACTGATAAAGCTACTGCTTGAGTAATAGAAGCAAATATTTTGTTTCTGTTAGGAACAACTGTTGCTTTCATATTATCTTCTGCATAATGACCTTCTGGTACTTCTTCACCTCCTGTTACTAAAGCTGAGTCTAATAAATCAACTAATCCATTTAATTGAATTTGACGGTAGTTAATTGGATTAATCATTACTTCATTGAAAATTCTCTCTCTATCTCCAAATTCATCATCTCCATTCTTTTCTTGTAGAAAATCTTTAAGTGCTTGAGGTTGAACTACCAAAATATTATTAATATAATCTACTAATGATTGAGCTCTCTCTAGCTCTACTCTATGTTTTTGACCATAGTCAAATGAAATAGCTGTTACACTATCATACTCTTTTAGACATCTAAGTAACAAAGTACTTGAGTCCATCCCGCCGCTGGCGCTAACAACTACGTGTCGTTTTGCTTTTTGCATAAAAATTATTTTATAACTGCTACAGTATGTTCTGGATAGTAGCTTAATCCTTTTTTAATTTATGAATTTTGTTTGAATTTTCCAATAAATCTTCCATGAATTTTTTCATGACACGGAACACATACTGTTAATCCATTTTCAATATCAAATGCTTTCGAAAAATCCTCACTAAATGTAATAATATGATGAGCTTGTAGAAACCCTTTTGAACCACATTTTTGACATGTAAAATGATCTCTTTCAAATACTAATTTTCTCCATTCCAACAATCTTGGATCATTTCTCCTCTTTTGATTGGTATTTGTTATTCCACCTTTCCAGTTATTATTTGCTGGACCTGTTTGATTTCTCCCGTAAGCTGGATTTTCAGCACCTTTTTTAAATCTTGTTTTTTTATTAGCTTCAGAATCTTTCATAGATTTTGAAAGGTTCTTACAATGCTCCTCTGTCTTTTTTCTGCCTAATAAATTACTAGATATTAACTTACTTTTACATTCTTTACTACAGGTTTTATAATTATCCCAATGCTGTGTCTCAAATACATTATCACATATCTGACAAGTCTTTTCTATCTTTGCCATAGCTTTTATTATAAATAGCTATTCCTCCAGAAAAACTTCCTACTATAATTGATAACTTTGACGATCTCCTAAGGAAGGTTCTACTTCTGATTGTTGAGTTTTAAAGTACTCCTGTAAGAACTCTCTACGATATAGTAATACTTCTCCTTTGTATCGAGTATTGCTAATTTCTCTTCTACCTATTTTTTCATTTGCTTTACCAGCTGCTGTTGCTACTTGCTTCCCTAATTCACCTCCTGCTGCATAACCTAAGTAATCGTATAACGATATTAATCCTGTTTCTTCCATATTGAATTTATTTTATATTTAATGTACGAAATACTTCCTCCTACTGCAACAAAAAATGCAGAAATATTTAACAGACTTGGATGCCAGTGGTCACCGCAAATCCCTAGTGCGTGTCTTAATGCTTCTCCCATTTTTATGCATCAATTGTAGTCATTGTTTTCATTTTCTCCTGCACTTCGTTCCAAGTATTTATATACTCTTTAATTGATGTAAAGTGTTTTTTACTATCTACATTTAGTAGTTCTCTTGAAATAACTTTTAAGGCAAAATTAAAAGTGGAGGGATAGCATACTGTTCTTAAGTACGGTTTATCGTCCTTACCTCTATTTACCCGTTCGTAGATTGTATATCCTCCGCTACTTGATTTTGTAATGAAAAATGGTTCCATAATCGGATCTTCGATGAGTGTATCATCTGCTGGTATTGAGTCTGGGTTTCGTAACATTTGTTTTTATTTTAAGATTAATTCTTTTAATTGCTCTTCTGAAAGTCTTCCTGGTTGAGCTTTAATTTCTTTTCCATCTTCAAGAACAACTGTGTGAGGAATTCCTCTCACTTTATACTGTCCTGATAGGTTATCCGGATCTTCTTCGACATTAATTTCTAAGAATTCAATGTCTCCCTGTAATTCTTCCCTTACTTTTGTGAAGGTTGGTCCATATATTCTACATGGTCCGCACCAGTTTGCATAAAATTTAATTACCTGCTTTGCCATATGCTCCTTTTGATTTGTAGTGATCAGCTTTGCTGAATTTGCTTTGTGACTGTTCTTTCTTAGGTAATACTGTTCTTCCTAAGGTTGGAATCCATTCCATTAATTGAGTGTACATACTCCTTGCTGAATTTTTAGACATATCCTTTATTTTTGATTATTATTTAATATACGAAACTTCTTTAAGAAATCCAAACTTTATTTGATTATTTATTCGATTTGTTAGTGTGTTAAAATCTCCTATCTCCACCAAGTACTTGAATTGCTGTAATTGGAAAGCAGCAGACTCTGCTAAACATGTCTCTGCCCACTGATCTGTAAATTCATAAGTCTTTGCCTTATATTTAAACGTAAGTGTTTTAGTCCCTTTCATATAATGTAATATATGAAAAAAAGCTTACCGAAGCAAGCTTTTTTTTAACTATTTTTCATATACTTCAGCTTTATTTGAATCTACAGCAATTTCGTGAAAAACTACTCGCCCTTGTTCAATTGCCTTTTTTATATTCTTCTGTTTTGTAGATAGGGAAGAACTTCCACTTTTTACTTCAATAAAGTGTACTTCACATTTTGTTTTGCTGTCTGTGTGAGTGAATCCCACATAGTCAATTGGCATTCCGATAAACACCACATCTTCAGGTGGTAGTGGAAATTTTGTCATGAAAGGAACAAAATGTTCTATGCTCTTTCCCCAATTTACTGCTGAAGATCTGAATGTTGAGTCTTTCCTTACTTTTGCTTTTTCGATAATGTGAGCAGCTGCCGTTTCTTCAATTTGTTTTTTTAGTTGTGTTACCTCATGCACATATTCTCTTAGTTTTACAGTTAGTAAAAAAATTACGCTTGCTAGAAATAGTGAAATAATTAATAGTGTCATATTTTTAATTTTTTTATCCGTCACAGCTTAAACAGTCTTCAGAAGTTCTACTTCCAATGTCCCCATTTATGACAGAATCCGTTCGTAAATAATATAACGTTTTTAATCCAAGTTTCCAAGCTGTCTGGTGAACAAGGTTTATGAATTTAGGACTATCACTTGGATCGAATGCTAAGTTTAGTGATTGAGCTTGATCTACGTATTTCTGTCTTACTGAAGCCTGTTCTACTAAAGCCAATTGGTTTATTTCTGCAAATGTTAAGAATACTTCCTTATCGTCAAACGGCATAATGTCTTCCGGTAGATTTGCAATTGATCCTCTATCTTTAAGAATCTGTTGCCATACTTCTTCTGAGTTATGTCCTTTGTCTTCTAAATACTTTTCTAATACTGGGTTCTTTCTAATGAAAGTTCCTTTAGAAGAATTAAATGTATAGACATTTGCTGGGATTGGTTCAATACCTGCTGATACTCCTCCTGAGATTGTTGAGTTAGAAACTGTTGGAGCAATTGCAATTAAATGCGTATTTCTCATTCCTGTTCCTTTACACCAGATTGGCTCCCCATACTCTTCAGCTAATTTTCTAGAAGCTGCTTCTGCTTGTGTTTTAATTTGAGAGAAAATTCTATTTGTCCAAGAAGTAGATGCAATTGAATTAAATGGCAATCCTTTTGCTTGTAAGAATGAATGCCATCCTAAAACTCCTAACCCTAATGCTCTTCCTTTCTTAGCTGATCTATGTGCTCTAATTAAAGAATCTTTACCATTTGTTTTAACTAAGAACTCTTCTAATACTCCATCTAAGAAATAGATTGCTGTTTCAACTAAATCAGTATCTTTCCACTCATCGTATTTTGTAATATTCAAAGAAGATAAACAACAAACAAATGAATGCTCTTCATCAGTATGTAATGCAATCTCTGAACAAATGTTTGTCATTGTTACATCTAAATTATTCTTAACGTATGCTGGTGGATTAGCGTTGTTAACATTATCCTTAAACATAATATAAGGTTCTCCTGTTTCAACTCTTGATTTTAAAATCTCAACCCATAGTTCCATTGCTTCTGGATCTCTATGTTCTAACCTCTGCATAAATTTATCATCAATAGAAACACATTGGTGTAAATTTAAACACTGACGGTTTGGATCTCCTTGAGGTCTTCTAATACGTAAAAACTCTTTTATATCTTCGTGATTGATATCTAAGTTTACAGAAGCTGCTCCTCTACGAACTGATCCTTGATTTGTAGCAATGATAGTTGAATCATAGATTTTAGCCCAAGGCACAATTCCTTCTGAGTTACCGGTATCGCCATTTGCGATCTTTTTCCCTCTTCCTCTAACTCTGTTTAACCCTATACCAACTCCTCCTCCTAAAGAGGTAAGTCTCATTAGTTCTGCATTAGTTAACCCTATCCCTCTGATTGAATCAGGAGTATCTATACCGAAACATGAGATTGGTAATCCTTTATCAGTTCCAGTGTTTGATAATACAGGTGAAGCTAGGTTTAACCAACCCTTCCACATATACTTAAAAAATTTGTTTGCTAGATCAGGTCGATCTAATCTCTTAGCTACTGCATCAGCAACTCTTCTGTAAGCTTTCTTTGGATTCTCATCGGGCAATAAATATCCGTTTGAAATTGTTGCCAAAGATACTTCATTCATCCATTCCGGATAATCTACACCTGGTTTCCAGGCACTGTAATCTACTCCCATAAAATTAAATTAAAATGCGTTGTCCCAATCCATATGCCCTTTGGCATAATTTGTTACTCTATTTGCGAAAAAATCTGTATGCTGTTTTCCTGCTACTACAGCATCAAACCACAACATTTGCTTTAAAGCTCCTTTATCAATTTGATCTGAAGGTATTAGAGGTTTTAGTCCTAAATCTCCCATCTTAGTATTTACTCTGTGTTTGATAAAGTTTTTTAATTCCTCTTTAGATAAGTTCTCTAAATCTCCCATTTCAAATACTTTATCAATAAAATTGAATTCTAATTCTAGAGCAAGGGTTGCTGCTTGCCTAATATCGTTGATAAGTCTTTCTGTCTTTAGTTCTGGATACTCTTCCATTAAGGTTCTGAATAACCAGCATCCTGCCTCAGAGTGAAGTGATTCATCTCTCACAGACCACTCTACGATTTGTCCTACTCCTTTTAATTTGTTTCTCATTTTAAATGATAACAATACTGCAAAAGAAGAGAATAGGTTTACTCCTTCGGTAAATGCTGAGAATATTGCTAGTGATCTAGCTGCTTCATGCCAGTCTGTTTCTCCTGCATTTCCGTCTCTAACATCCATTAGAGATTGAATTTTAGCTGCAGTTGATTCGTCTTCCAAGAATTCTGCGAAATTATCCAAACCTAATTGCTCGTTTAATAGAGCGTATGCTTCAGCATGGATTGTTTCAAAGGCTCCAAAGGTAGTCGCCATCATAATAACTTCAGGTTTTCTAAACCATTTTGTTACTAAAGATGTCCAGTAATCATTTACTACTGTTTCTGTTTGTGCAAACCCTTTTAGAATTCCTCCTATAAGGTTTTTTTCGTGCGGTTTAAGATTCGAATTCCAGTCTGATACGTCTTGTGACATTGGGACTTCTGTATGTAACCAGTGTGCTTGGTGGGCTTTTAACCAGTAATCGTGAGCTTGTGGATACTCAAATGGCTTGTAAACTATGCGTTCGTCTTTTAGACTCATGTTCGCTTTTTTTTTAAAATGGTTATAGATTATGACTGTAGAAATAAATAGGCTTTTAGACTGGAATTTGAGATTCTAATTCAAAGAACTTATTAGCAATATCTTTGTAACTCCCTCTCTGTTTATCCCCTGATTCGTCTATCAACATGTTACCTAAAATTTCTATATGTCCGTTATTTGTATCAACTTTTGCATCCCAAGTCATACCGTCCATTCCGTATCTATTCTTCATAACGTGAATTCTTCCCGTTCCTAAAACCTTATCTTCTTTCATTCTTGATAAAGATAAACAAACGTCTGCTACCATCATCTTATCGTAAGAACCTGCTGCTTTATCACCTTCAATAACTGAATCCTTAGCACCCATTCTATTAACTTGAGATGGTGTTAGAATAGGAATTTGTAGTTCCTTAGCTAATCCCTTTGTTGCAATAAATACATCATCAATTTCATCTTTTCTCTCTGTGAAACGAGATTTCGAAGGTGCTTTTAAATAATCGACATAGTCAATAACAATCATATCTGGTTTATGATCCATATCAATACATTTCTGGATATGAGATTTAATTGTGTTAATTGAAGCTCCTTTTGGAGGATACTCTTTTACAATAAGTTTTCCTTTTAGTTTACCTACAATCTTCTCAACTTCTCCTCTATGTTTATTTACTTCTTCAATTCCATATCCTGTAAAGTAACAGTCAAAACGTTTTCCTACATAATCCTCTCCAAGCTCTAAAGTATAGTAATTTACATTGTAGCCCAGTAGTACTGCATGTGCTGCTGCTGCAACCATTGTCCAAGACTTTCCTCCTCCGGGATTACCGAACATAATAACTAAATCTCCAGGTCCAAATCCTCCTCCAATAGTTTCATTCATAATCGGCCAAGGTGTTGGAATAGTTGGTCTGTAGTTTTCTCTATAACGACTCTCTACATCTTTGTTGTACTCATGCCCCATATTTTTATCCATACCAGCTCTCATAGCTCTTTCAATCAATCCTCTAATACCGTCAAAGTCTCCTTGGTTTAAAAGGTCTGCTGAGTTTAGTAATGCTGCTTTAAGTTCTTGGTTTTTTGCAAATGTAGTAAATTCTTCTACAACGTATGCTAAATCTTCCTGAGTTGCTTCGTAACAGTTTCTTAATTCAGATTTAACTGCTACTTGTAGTATATCATTTTCTACTTTCTGTAATTCAATTTTTAATGCTTCTAATGAAATTGTAGTATGGTACTTATCATAATACTTAATAGTAGTTTCTAGAATCCATTTATGTGCATCTGAGTCGAAGTAGTCCGGTCTTAGTAAGTCTCTTGTGTTAAGTAAGAATTTCTTATCCGTTAATAATGCCCCTAATACCTTTAATTGGAATCCTTTCCCGTAGGAAGATAGTTTTGCTAATGATGTCATACAACTTATTTTATTATAACTTATTTTTTATATGTCGAAAGCGGTCTGAATAATTCTAACCATCCTTCAACGTTTTTGTTTAAAGCTTCGATTTGATCTGCCTCTAACATGTTTAAAAAAGTAACAACCTGTAATGCCGGTGTTGGCTCTTTTATCTTATCTAATATATGAACTATTTCGTAATCTCCCAACCTTGGCTGTAAAAGATTCATTAATTCATAGTTAGTTTTTACCTTTTCCCATTCATATATGATTTTTGCAAAAACTTTCTTATCCTGTAATCCTTTTTCACAAACTTCATAAATATCCTCTAAAGAAAAGCCTGGTTTGTTCTCTAATCCTGGAAATTCTTTTATAAGTGTTTTAGGTCCTAACCCTTTTATTCCTGTAAGGTTATCTGAGTTATCACCTAGAAGTGCTTTCATTATTAGGTAATTCTCAGGAATCATACCTATTTCTTCCTGTACCTCTTTTTTTCCATAGGTTTTTTTCTTGATAGGGGAATAAACCTCAATGTTTTCATCCACTATTTGTAAAAAATCCTTATCAGAAGAAACGATTGTTACCTTCTTATTATTAGCTCCAAATTTCTGAGCTAGGTAAGATATGGTATCATCTGCTTCTATTTTGTCTATAGAGATTAAGGTGATAGGAAGGCATTGTAAGTATTCTACTAGTCTATGCATTTGCATAGTCATTGATGCGTACTCATCTTCTTTATCATCAAACAGTTCCCAATTAGTAATCCTTTTAATGTTTCTATTTGCTTTGTATTCCGGGTCAATATTTTTTCTACTTGAAGAAGAAGCTTGTCCGTCAAATACGCAAATGATTCTGGTAGGGTCAATTGTTCTCATCAAGAATCCTAACGATCTCAAGAAACCTACCAATCCTCCTGTATGATGGCCTTGAGGATTAATTGATTGTAGCATTGCAAAACTTCTAATAAACGTATTCATCGAATCTACAATAAGTACGTGATCATTTAGCTTTCTGTCAGGCCTTTTTTCTAATCCTTTTAGGATTTCACTATAACTTTTTTCCATTTTTATAAATATTTCCACACAAACCCTCCTGCTGTTTTTTGTCTTCCTTTTAAACAATCTACTATTGTAGTTATACCTGTTTGTACTTTTGCTTTTTTGGCAGACGAGTATTTTGCCACAAAATCTCCACTTGGAGTCAGTTGCTGTACTGGTTTTGATCGTATCTCCGAAAGTACTTTCCTACTTGCAAGCATTGCATCTGTTGGATTTTTATTCTTTTCTAGTAACGTATTTGAAACTTTTAAATTCTGTTCTTGTGTTCTTACTATCAATTTATTTCTTTCCGACGATATTTTTGCAGTAGATGCTTTTACCTCTTGGTAGATTTTTGCAGACTTTTTCTCTCCTACTCTATTTGCCATTCGCATAAATGCATAAGCTCTTGCTTGTGTAGCAGATACTGTATATAGTAGCAAATGTGATATATAATGCTCTTTTGCTGTTAACAATACTAGGTTTTCCTTTCTATTAGATCCTCCTTCACTTCTAGGAATTATGTGGTGATTTTCGTAATAGATCCCTTGTCCTTTTTTTCTCTGCTCTTTTTTTGCTCGATCAATTATTTGATCATAAATTCTTTGATAATTCATAATAAAAAAAGCTTAGGTTTTCGGGGTAACGGACCCTACTCACCATAAGCTTTAGTTGATATTTTATGTATATTTGTAGCCGTTACCCTACATATATAAATAGCAACTTTTATTAGTAATTAATCATCACTTATTCCAATATCTCTAATATCCTCTCCTACTTCGGCCTCTACCGCTACCTCGAAGTCCATTGATCCTAAAATACCTGACCAGGTTCCTTTGTAAGTGTCTTTGTAGTTGTCGATAGCTTTCTTCTCATCTTCGATGAAACCGTGCTGGGTCATTACAATTGCACCTCTGGATTGAATACCATTGATGTGATTCTTCTCAACTTGAACTTTAGTCTTCTTAGCAAATTCATACTCCTTACCTTTGGCGATTGCTTTAATCTTAGAAGTGCCTGAGTTTGTGATATTACCGAATGTCACAATTAGAGTTGCATCATACCACATTGCCATTCCTCCTTTATTCTGAAGTTTAGGCTGTCCCATTGGATGCTCAGGTTTCATAGTCCATACCTTGTTGATTGCAACTAAAGTATTTGTGTACTTGCTCCCTTCTTTTCTTGATAACAAAACCTTCTGGTTTAGATTATTTCCGAATTGAGTTGACATTGCTCCTGCATTCCATTCGTTATTGTTCTTATTTGACCTAACAGATAAGTCACATGGAACAGATCCAACTGAGTCCCAGAAAAAGCATAGGTCGTAAGGAAGGTTTCCTTTCTTTTGTTCATCAATTAAGTCTAGGATATATGCTGCTACATCTTCGATAGTATTTAAACTTCCCCTATCTGCATATAAGAAGAATCCTTGATAGTCAGTAATCTCTCCTGTGTCCTCGTCAATCACTTCTTCTACTTCTAGTCCCATAGTTTGAGCATGTGGCCATGACCATTTCATCTCAGTAATAATAAATACTGGTAGTATACCTCTTTTCTGTGCAGATACAGCAGCCTCAAGTAGAAGTGTTGTCTTACCTGTATCGGAATGCCCTCTTAGTAGGGTAATGTGTCCTGTTGGAATACCGGGTAAAGATACAATATCTTGAAAAGCTTTTGAAACAGGAATCCAATCCTGGGTTTTAAACTTGACTGATTGTGAACTAAAGCCCTTATTCTTTTTGAATTTGTCTAAACTAAAACCGCCTTTGATTATTTCGCTAGCGGTTTTTGCTGTTTCTTTTTTTGCTCCCATTCTTAGTTGAATAAATCGTCAAATTTAGAAACTGTACTCTTGTTCCCTGCTGTTGCATTCTCTAGAGTGAAATCTGTTTTATTACTTCCCAAGGTTTTGTCTAAGTCAGTTTCCTCTGCTTGTACTGGTGCTGGTGCGACTGGTGCGATTGATTCTGCTGCTACTGGAGCCGGAGATGTTACTTCTTCTCCTGGGTTAAGGTACTCCTGTAATTTTTTCTTAATGAAGTCATAATCGTATTGAGTTTGTACTTCTAAAGCATTTGGTTGTTCTTTTAGCCATAAATCAACTTGCGTGTTATCGTCTGATAAAGCGGTTTGTTTAGGTTTAATACGAACTGTAGTAGTCGGGAATTGACCTGGTCCTGCTGCTGGTGTAGTTTCAACAACCATGTCCCATCCATTAATTACATCTGTAAAGTCCCCAATATCTTCATCCTCTGCTAAAGCCAATAATGCTTTATAGATGTTGATACCGAATGACCAAAGACGTACTCCTTTATCTTCTTCACCTCTTACAATAACAGGTGCAAAATATCTTGATTTAGGAGATAACTTTCCAGATAATGACCAGTTGTCTTTATCAGAAGTCTTTCTTAATTCTTTTACAAATTCTTCGATTGGATCTTGTTTGCCGTA